ATTCCCCAACCATATTGTTTTAATAAATAGGCTACATATTCAGCTGCTAATCTTTCAGCTTGTATAAATCTATCTCCACCAGATTTACTGTAACAGATTTCTATTCCAATGCTTTTCATATTACCATTTCCTCTACCATCGCCTGCGTGCCAAGCATTTCGGTTGAATGGTATAGCAGTTACTACTCTTTCATTGTCAACAGCAACGTGGAAACTTGTCTTATTGTTATTTCCAATCATATAGCTTACTTCAGCCATAGCACTAGCATCGTTAGCTGTATTATGTATGGTAATATATTGTGGTTCCATACTATATGGACACTTTATATTATATTTATTCTGTGGCATTGTTACATTTGTTATCTGCATCTATATCCCCTCCTTCATACTCTATTTCAAAAGTATCGTCTTGAACATTTTTTTGATATAATTCTTCTGAAAACTCTACATTTTCTATTACTATGTTATCTTCCATTTTGTTCCCCCATTTCTGGCAATCCTGCCACACTTGTTAATATACTTAAAATACCAGCTAACAAGCTTGTACTTCCTACTGTTATCCAATTTACTTCCCCTATTGCTACACTTGTCCCAATTGTTGCTATTGCTGTTTGTGCTATTGTTTTTATGGCTCTTATTCCTGCACATTTTAGCCAGTTTTTAAAATCATCTTTCATTTTTGATTTCCTCCTTTTATTTTAATCCAAAAAATATAGCTACAATCCCCAAAATTGTAGCTATTACCCAAGCAATTACTTGTTTTTTAGACGTCCTCCAGCTCTCTGCATCTTTTATTATTGTTTCTTGTTCTAATTTAGTATCTAATTTTTCATACTTCTTTTCAAGTTCTGCATATTTTTCTTTTAATATTTCTGTTTCTTTACTATTAGCAGTATTACTTCGCATAATTGCTTCTTTAAAATTAACACTTGTTGTTTTTAAATCTTCTGCTATATTCTTAATTTGCTCTACTGTAACAGATAAAGACTTGTCTACATTATTTAGAACTACCTCGTTTTGCTCTACTCTTGCTTCTAATTCATTTAATCTCTTTGTATTAGATTTAGAACGTTCTTCTAAATGCGCTACTTTTTCGATTAGCTCTGTATTTTCCATTTTATTCCTCGCTTTCTTCTTTAAAATTTAATTCCAATTACTTTATCAAGAACAATAGCCCCCCAACCTCTTGCGTTCTCACATTTTACTATTAAGTCTTTACTGGTTTCAAAATAAGCATACCCTATTGCATAATATCCACTTTGTTCCTCTCCAACATGTATCTCGTATGTCCTTCCATACCCTCTTAGAAAAATTACATTTTTGTAGTGATTATAATCTCCTCTTATTATGACTACGCACATATCATAATTAGTCCAATCATCTTTTAAATTTATTTTTTTATATGTATTTTTATAAACTAATACATCTCCAGAATTATATAATTCAGTTGTTTGCATTCTTTTCTGTTTAAGTTTTTCTACTTCTTCTCTCAACTCTAAAATTTCTGGTTTACTCATTTGTCTCCTCCTCTACTTCTATATAATTTTCTTCACTATCTTCTTTTGCAAGATAGATTTCTTTTGCTTTTACAACAGGAACATCGTTGCCGTTTTCGTCCTTTTGCGTTTCTTTAGATATTATTATTTTGTTTTCGTCTGCTGTTAGCTTTCTTATTTTTACATTCTTTTCTTGTAATTCCATTCTCTTTCACCTCCTATGACAATGTCCAATTTTTTTCTGTTGCTACTGCAATTTCTTCTTCCGTTAATTTTGCTAAATTTACACTGCCAAGTGTTATTGTTTTTGCTAAACTAGATGATGTATTATCTTTCAAATTATTAATTAAGTAAACAAGTGATTCATGTGATAATTTTACACAATCAGAAAAATCATTATTTCTTGGAGTATTAAAATTTTTAATATATATAGTTTCAAGATTAACACATCCTAAAATAAAGGCATTTGTATTACTGGTCTTATCACAATCCAATATTCCGTTTACAGTTACTAAACTTCCACAATTTTTAAACATACCTTCTATCCCCATTGTTACATTGCTTGTATCAAAACTGCTTAAATCTAATTCTGTTAAACTTGAGCAATTATAAAACATATACTTCATATCTATTACATTACTTGTATTAAAACTGCTTAAATCTAGTTTTATTAAACTTGAACAATTATAGAACATATTGGTCATCTGTATTACATTACTCGTATCAAAACCATTTAAATCTAATTCTGTTAGATTTACACAATCACGAAACATATTAATTATACTTGTTGCATTTATTGCATTAAAAAAAGAACCTATGTCTTTTGGAAATGTCTTAAATATTTTTTGAAAAATATATTCTGTCTTATCTATTGTATTTTCTGTAAGACAATTACTTACTTTTTCAAGTTGTCCGATTTTATTTGCATAACTTTTAAAAGAATCCGTGTCTGATACACTAACCCCTTTTTCTTTAATCGCTTCCTTTATTTCATTTTTAGTTCCTCTTAAATAGTTCAGCTTTTCTGCTACTGTCATAATAATACCTCCCCATTAATATCATCCAGAATAGTAGAAATGTCTCCTATGCTACCTTCTATCTCTGTTATTCTACCTTGTAACTCTGTATCATCATAAATAGCATCATTTCCGTGGTTCTCCCTTATCACCTTTATCGCCTTTTAAACCTTTTAAAGAAGCTAACCATTCTTGTTCCGTTCCTTCGTAACCATTTTTTACGGCAACTTCATAAGCTGATAATCCTTGAACTCTTCCTAAATTTCTTTCCATTCTTTCACCTCCTATGATAATGTCCAGTTTTTATTTATTGCTATTGCTTTTTCTTCGTCAGTTAATTTTGCTAAGTTTGTACTTCCTAAAGTTATTGTTTTTACCGTATCAGATGCTACTAAATTGTTTATTAAATAAATTAAACTACTATAAGATAATTTTGTACAAGCTGATAAATTTAAGTTTGCACAATTTAGATTTTTTATTTTAACTTCGATAAGTTCTACACATTCACTAAATGCACCTGACATACTTGTTACTTTAATAACATCTAAAATTCCTTTTATTTCAATTAATTTTTTACAACGAATGAACATATTTGCCATAGTCGTTACCTTGCTTGTATCGAAACTACTTAAATCCAATACTGTTAGATTTGGGCAATAACCAAACATATTTGCCATTCTTGATACTTTACTTGTATTAGAATTATTTAAAATTGCTTCTGTTAAATTAGAACATTGATAAAATAGGTTTTCCATAGTTTCAACATTACTTGTATCGAGACCACTCAAATCCACTTTTGTTAAGTTTTTGCAATAATCAAACATACTTCTCATGTTTGTAACATTACCAGTATCAAAACCACTTAAATCTAATTCATCAAAATATGAATCCGCAAACATATAAGCAAATGTTGTCATTTTGCTTGTATCCATATTTTGAATAAAATCTACAAGATCGACATTATTACAAGTATTTAATTGAGTATATGCAAATAACCCATAACCATCTGTTCCTCTATTTGTTCTTAAGTTCCAGAAATCGTCTACTACTTGTCCTGTCCCACCATCTTTTATTTGTCCTATTTTACTTGCATAACTGCGAAACGAATCAGCATCTTCTACACCAACCCCTTTTTCTCTAATCGCCTCTTTTATTTGATTTTTAGTCTCTAGTAAGTAGTCTAACTTATCTGCAGTCGCCATCAAACCACCTCCCCGTTTATGTTGTCTAAAATAGTATCAATATTTCCCACCTTATTTTCTACTGTCGTAATCCTATCTTGCAACAAACTATCATCATAAACAGCATCATTTCCGCGGCTCTCCCTTATCTCCTTTATCTCCCTTTTCTCCTTTTAGGCTAGCTAATTGCTCTTGTGTAAAATCTGCAAACGTGAAAGCTTCTCCTTTTTCTCCCTTAACACTCCTTGCAATTAATTCAGCATCATAATTTGAAAACGTACTTATTACACTTGCATCACTTATATCATAATATTTTTTATTCATTGATTTACATTTTACTGACTTAATAAAAGGTTTTACTATCGCATTTTCAAAAGTGTCTCCCTCCCATAATCTTATATAACTTTTCTTAAAAATATCCGTAGATAATATGTTTTTTATTGTATTAGTTCCTAACTTAATAAAAAGTTCATCATTACTTATTGCATAACACACTCGACTATTTTCCGATACTTGATATTTTCCCTCTATTGTGCTACCAAATACATAACTTCCTTGTTTGTCCTTGAATAATAATTCTTCTACTGGATTTACTCCTGAAGAGGCTAAAATTGGATTAAAAAATATCCACGTATCACCAGTTGCCTTTCCATTTAACACAACCCCATTCTCAGTAACTGTTGCGATAACACCATTTTTTTCTAATGTTCCAAAATCCATTCTTAGTAAATTACTTTCAGCAACCACTTTATATACAGATAAAGTATTAGCCTCCTTTTCTGTAACCAAAGCAAAGTTATCCGCCTGTAAGCTATCACTAGTCGAAAATTCTTCAAAGCTTTCAAACAAATATGGTCTTTTGTTTAATCTTGTATCTAAATTATTAAAATTACTATCTGTATCTTTTTTAAATTCAAGAATATCTCCTATACTACTATACAAATCATTAATATCCTTATCTCTGTCTATTTGTATAGGCTTCCCAACATATAAAAAATTATTAACTTTTCTTTCACTAGAATATGCATCATCTAGCTTCTGATTTAACATTTGATTTTTAAAAATAGTACTAGTTGAGCCACCCTCATCTAGCATATATGCAAAAGTTACCCCTTTTTCCAATAAAATAGTACACACTTGTAGTAATGTCATTCCCTTTTGATTATCAAATTCTTTTCCATTGCAAGTAAAAAACATTATTTCTTTCGTATCCTCTATTTGAGCAATAACTTGCCTTGGATATGTCTTATCTTTCCATGAACTACCTATTTTATCTTGTAACTCTCTACTTACTAATTCACCATCTAAAATCAAAGGATAATAGCCACCAATTGTGTTATAACAACCATCATTTAATATCTCTTCTACACTTGCAGTTGGTTCATAACAACATAAAGAATTATCCTCCTTTATCCCTAATGAATAAAAGTTATTAGTCTTTGTTGTATTTGAAATTTCATTTCCTTCATATAATAAATTATTTCCAATAGGCCTAGAATTATAAATATCAAAAAGACCTGCATTAAAACAAACAGTTGCATTATGTCTGTTAGAAAACTCCCTAGCAGTTTCAAAATAAGCAGCATTACTTGTATCATCTTTGGCAAATCCTATTTTCAACTTATTTACATTACCTTTTAAATCTTTTTGTGGAATATGAGTAATAAAGTACTCTGTATTTGTTTCTTCAAAATATCCTTTTTCAAAATAAATATTATCCACTATATAGCTTTCTTCTAGTTTTTTATCTGTGTTATTTATTTTCTCTCCTAATGTATCAAATTCCCCTCTTGCCTCTACTATCTCTTCATTTATTTCTTCTGCGTTCCCTTTAAGTGATTGTATCCATTCTTCTTCTGTTCCTTCAAAACCATTTTCTACTGCTACTTCATATGCAGATAATCCTTGCACTCTTCCTAAATCTATATCCATTCCTTCCCCCCCTTTAAATGGTCACTATCATATGTCCATTTTCAATCTTAAACTTACTTATATTTTCTGAATTTTCAGAAACTGCAAACAAATAGCCATCCCTAAGTTCAAATCCTACAATTCCACTAATTCCTTCTTCTCCTCTTAAAGATGCTAACCATTCATCTTCTGTTCCAGTAAATCCATTTCTAACAGCCACTTCGTAAGCAGACAAACCATCCTTTCCGTCAGTTCCTGCCTCTCCTTTTTCTCCCTTCAAAAAGGTAGTATCCAAATCAGTTATCTCAATCTCTGTATAATTTGGCATCATTCATCCCCCCTATACGTAATTTCTTCTGTTAATGTAATGGTTCCTAAACCTAAAGTCTTAACAAAATTACCAGACTTCAACTCAATATCATACTGATACGTACCATAAGCTAAATTAGACGTATCCTCTGAACTTAAAGTAAAAGAAAAATACCCATCTGAATACTTAATATCATCTGGATATTTTTTCTGAATTAAAATCTTTTTACTGTATTGGTTTTGTTTTACTGTAAAATACAACTTATCTTCTTCTGTTAATTCAATCAAGTTTCCTTCTATATCTTTTAGCTGAAACTTCAAAAACTGTGTATCTCCTCTTGTAAATTCTATGTCCATAGACTTCTCCTTTCATTATAAAAAGCACCAGAACCTATTCTGATGCTTTTAATATTTTTCATTCTTTCCTTGAATATTTTCCAATAAAAAATGCTACTACAAAAACTACTATTAACACAATCCATATAGAATTATCAAATCCACTTTCTTTGTAAGATTTTCCTTCTATTTCTTCTATATTATTTGATACTTCTAGCATAGTTTCTTTAAGTCCAGAAATATCAGAACTTATATTTTCATATTTATTTTCTATCTGCTTTTTCAAATCACTTATTTGCTCCTCATAACTATCTACCATACCAACATATTTTTCTTGTAAATCTTCTAAAGACAATCCGTTAATTTTATATTGCTGTAATATTTCGTCAACTGACAAAGTCTTTTCCTCTCCAGGAGTTGTTCCGTCTGTAATAGTCCATACTTTTCTTTCTGTAAGCATAATAATATACCTCCCTATTGATTATTATACTTATACCTTATCACTTATTGCAAAAATATTGTCGAATTTTTTACAAAACTGTACTTTTACTATACAAATTTACAATTTTTATTTAATATTTATCGTATTATCTTTATTAATTATAAAATTACTACTATATTTAGAAAATATATTTAATTTTTCTTTTTGTGTTTGTCCTGGAATTTTGTTAATATAATCATATAATTCTTGTTGTTCACTTCTATTTAATTTATATTGAGTTCCTATGATTGCTAGCTTTTGATTTTTTGTTATATTCATATTATTGACATAGTCATATAATTTCTTCGGTCTACTTCCTTTTATCGACTTTCCTTTTACAGTACCATCATCTTCTTTATCGCTTTCAAACTTTTGTAATTTGTAATTCAAGTATTCATTTATATTAATATTATCTTTTGCTAGTATGTTATTATATAAATCATCTTCTTTTCCCAAGGTGTTCTTATAAATAGTTTCTTTTGTAATTTCAGAATATTTGCCGTTTGCTAATATTTCCTTTTTCTCTGTATCTTTTTCTATTCCTTGTATCTTAGCAGAATAACTTAAATATTCACTTTGATTAGTTGGATTTTTTAATTCATTAAGAATATTGTATGGCGAGGAAGTTTCAACCTCTTGTTTTTTACCTTTAGCGTAATCAACCTTTATCTTTTCCTTTGCATAAGAATAAATATTATCAATTGCACTTGCCTTTTGTTCGTGCGATAATTGTTTGTATTCATTTGTTTTAACTAAGCTATCTAACATACTCTTAGAAGTCTTTCCAAAAGTTTCTTTCGCTTTATTATATTCTTCCGATGTTAATCTATATTTTTGCTTGTTAATTGTTATATCTTTATTTGGAATGCCTGGTAACACAGATTTTTCTCCAGTATCTTCAAACACTTTCAACAATTCCTTTTCCGTATAATCCTCAACTACCTTCTTTCTATTATATGGTGCCAATCCAACCTCATAAGCCCTTACTAAAGGATTGCTATCTCTTGTTTTTTCATTTCCCCAAACATCCTTCCTTACAGGTAACAACTTAGAAGCTATTGGAATTTTTGCCAATTGTTGTTTTGCAAATTGGTCAACCTTTTTTGCTACCCCTTTTTCAGTCGAACTAGTATCCCTTTCCTTATCATCAATCGTTTTTGCTACTTGACCTAAAGCAGTAGGAACAAACTGACCTAAATAAGAACTAACTGCACTAGAACCTAAATCAAACATCATATTAGAACTACCTTGCTCATAAGAACTTATTGCGCCCGTTAATCCTTGCAACATACTCATCTCTGTCATAGGTTCCAAAGCCTTAGCACTTGACGTCATCAATGAATTTAAGGCATTAGAATTATCTTCATCTTGCGAATGAACCAAATCGTGTACAGTTGCCCCCATAAACATTGGAATAGCACTAGGAGACACCCAATCTAAAGTATAGGTATTATTCCCTATCCTTATAGCATATTCTTGTTCTCCTAATTTTTCCCTAAACTCATCATCTTCATCATCATTACCAGATTTTAATATTCCCATATCTTTTAAAGCATAACCTATCAACGCCAAAGAAGTTCCTGTAAAACCTTTTGCTACATTATCTATTGTTTTTGTTACTAATTTAGAAGTCCCTGTCTTATAATCAGCCTCTGTTATAACCCCTTTTTCTAGCTTAGCCTTATAATCCTTTGTCTTCTTGTTTAACTGTACTATATCGTAAGTTATACTTTTAACTAAACCTATCGGAGAATACTCAACACCAGATTTAGCAATATTAATAGGTGTTTTCTTAAATGGTATAACTGCTTCTAATGCTTTCCCTGCAATACCACCTTTGTTTTCTATCTCTGTAAGTCTTTTGGCTAACTCGCTAAATTGGTGAAAAGTTGCCTCTTGCGCTTGATAACTCGCATACTCTCTAGCTTTTTGCAAAACACTGGAATTTTCCATATCACTACTACTTAATTTATTAGCACTCATATAATTCTGCATAGCTTGTTGATATGCTTTTTTTAGAAATATATTATCTTCTAACTCTAACATATTAGAATTAAAATCAGCAATAGCATTCAATGTCTTATTATCAAACTGCCTTTTATTACTCTGAATTACATTTTTTATATCGTACTTGCCACCACCATCAATTTTGTCTTTCATAAACTCAGCATCTTTTTTAGCAAAACTTTTTTGGTCTTTATTTGCAAATTTTAAAGTCTTTGTTCTCTCCATGCCCTTATTGAACATTCCAACAACATCTTCCATAGCTCCTGCAACCTTATTCTTTAGTTGTTGTGTCACATTCATAGCAACATTAGCACCTAAATTCTTGATATGAGTCTTAGGATTACCAAGCATACTCAAATATCTCCACGCTCTTAGTTTGTCACTCGTTGTAACAGGAAGTTGCTCGCCTAACTCAATAGCAATATCAGTCATAACATTTTCTAGTTCAGTTTCGTTTTTTGTTTCCAATATTCTTTTACTCATATCCTCAGAAACTTTCAAATTTGCATTTTCTTTTAAATTAAGCCTATCTACCATTTTATTCAAATACATTAATTGACCTTCTGGGGACATTCTCTTAATTAGACTCATAGCTTGTACTTGTTGTCCCAATTCTGTTCCTAACATAGCAACATCTTGTATCAATCCATTAACTTTTTCAATATCACCACTCTGTGAAAAAATCTGTATAAGCCTCTCTCCAGTTGCTATATCTTGTAGAGTTATTCGCTCATTACTATTTAATTTACTTCTAAAAGCAATATAGGTATTATCAACACCATTTCTATTTATATTTTCATTAGCTGTCGCTAGCGTATCAATATTTGATAGCGGTTTATATACATCATTTTCTAATAAACTTTTGGCTGATTGTTTTCCTACTTCTCCTACTTGGTCACTTTCCATTACTGACTTATAATGCTTTCTTTGTTTACCCTCAATATCTGGTTTATAACCTAGTGACCCAGTATTAGCTTCAACTTCATTTAATTGACTTCTTGTATTAGTTTGTTCTTGTTCTGTAATTCCTCTTGTTTCTTGGTTTCGAAGTAATTCTTTGCTATTTGATGCACCATCTGTCTCCCCTCTTTGGTATTTCTCAAATAGTTCCTGAACTCTTCTTTTGTCATTTTGTTGAATAATTCGGTTTTGTCTGTTTGATTGTTCATATTGTTTTGATATTTCTTGCTTATTGGTAAATTGATTTTGTCCATTTATCCCACCTTCACTTTCAGTATTATTATACACTGTTTGTTGGTTATTTGCAAGCTCATTAAGTTGTGATTTATCAAAAACTATATATGACTTTTCTTTTCTTCCAAATGAACCATTATCTTCGTTAATTACAACACTATCATATCCTTGCTTTTGCAAATAATCTTTAGCTTCATTTTGTATTTTTTCTGCATATTCATTTAACTTGTTTCTACTGTCATTTATATAGTTTTCTACTTTTGCAATCTCTTTTGGATTCGTTGCTTGCATAGACATTTCTTCTGCTTTTTGTGAATATATTTTTTCAAAATTATTTGCTTCATTCCTTAGTTGTTTATATTGTTCATCTTGACTCAATATTCTTGTAAGTTCATTTCTATCATTTACTTCTAATGTATTTTTCATTGTTGCTTCTAGCTTTAATTGATTTTTTCCTTCTAGTCCAATATCAATATCACTCTCTTTTAAAAAAATTCCTGATGGCATTGTTGTATCAGAAAGCCCTGCTTTTCTCATACTTGTATTCATTTCTTCTAACGAACTAGCTTTGGTTTGATGATATAGAGTTTTTGTATTGTTTATTTGCTCCACATTCCCATTTTGAGCCACTTTATTTTCTTGACTATTAGCTTGTTGCGTTAATGGATTAATTGAATTATCAGTAATGTTTTGTTGTAAATTAGAGTTATTATTTCGCAAATTAAAAGAACTAGTATCTCCTAGTTCTTGTGTCTTCTTAGAATTTTGTTCAAATGTTGCAGTGCTTGATGGTCTGTCAGTAAATGTTTGTACCTGACTATATAATCTATCATTTCTTGTTGTTGTTCCTCTGTTTTTAAGTTGGTTCCAATTATTAGTGCTGTATTCTTCGTTAGTCCTGCTTCCTCCATCAAAGATATTAGTTTTTCCACGGTTTCCGTTATTTCTATCATTATAAACCTCCAAACGTTTTACGACTTTATTTTCAGTTTTATCAATATTACCTATAACACTATCCCAACTCTCAACAAACTTTACTGGTACTTCCTTTAATCCTAATTCATTAGCAACTTGTAATCTATGATTTCCATTTTCAATCTTAATACTACCATCACTATTTCTTACTAGCTCTATTGGATTATCAATTTCATTCTTTCTAATGTCCTCTCTTAACTCTGCCATATATTGCTTATCACGATATCCACCATCTGTTTTAAATTGTAAAACATCTTCTATAGGAACATTCTCAACTTTTTCTAAACTAGTATTATTATACACATTTTGTATATCATTTACAAGAGTATTTTGTTGTAAATTAGAATTACTATTTTCATTTATAATATTATTGGCACGATTTAACCATTGTTGAGATACACTATCTAATGGTTTATTCGTATTATAGTCTTTGTATTTATTCACTTGTTGTTGTACACTATCAATTATCATTTTTTCAGCATCAATTTCACTACTAGCATCTTTTACTGCATTTTTCAACTCGTTTTGTGTTATAGTTTCTCCTCTTTTACTTTTTTCAACTATTCCTACACAAGACTGTATTCCTATTTCAGCACCTCCTGTTATAGCAGCTACAAGTCCTCCATCAATGCCAGACTGCAACATCCTTTGTCCCATATTTTCCCAATTAGCCTTATCTTGTCCTCCAACTGCTCCTGCAACAGTTTCTTGTATTGGTTCGATTAAAGCTTCTTGCATTACGTTATCTGCAATACCTATTCCATAATCTTTTAATGCTGTTTTAATACTTGCTTTTCCAATTTGCTCTATTCCTTCTTTTGCTACTTCTTTTCCGCTTCCTTTGATTAAAGTTTTAACTGTTTTTCCTGCTTTACTAAAATTTCCAAATGAAATTTCCTCTGTTGTTCCTTCCATTAGTCCCATTATTCCTGCATAATTCTCTGCTTCTCTATTTGTCATTCCTCTTTGTTTTGCATCATCATAATAGCTGCCCGCTGAACTTAAAGCAAAATAAGCCGTTCCTGCTCCTGGATTAAGAGCACTTACTGCTCCACCTACTGCCATATTTCCTATCGATGATGCTAATTCTGCTAATTTCTTTGTTATTCCATTTGATTGTTTTTCTATATTTTCTGCTATTTTTATATTATCTTTTTCTATACTTTCATCAAATCCACTAGTTTCAGCAACCTTTTTTATTTTTTCTATATCAATATCTTCTGTTTCAACAGCTTCACTTTTAGGTAAAATAATATTACTTCTTTTGGAAATAGGAATATATATATCTTGTTTTATAGGTAAACTATTTGTTTCTTGTAAATTGTTAGACTTTCGTAATTCCATTTCTAAAAATTTATTTTGTTCTTTTGCTTCTTTGCTATTATTGTTATTTTTTTGCATATTAATATAAAAATCTTTTTCTGCTTTATTTAAATTAGATGAATTTATTACATTTTCCATTCTTTGTCTTTCTTCCGATTGTAAATGATTTCTTCCCGATTTATATGTATAGTTAAAAGACTGTTTTGTTCCTGAAATACCTCCTAACCATGTATTTTCTGTTACTCTGCCCAAATCATTAGCAGTTTGCTTTACAGTATCCCATAAAGTAATCCCATTTGCTCTTTTAAAATCATTATAAAGCTCTTTAGAAGTATTCTTATATGATTGTAACAAATCATTCATTTGATAGGTATGCTTATTCGTATCAAACTCTCCGTTTTGCTTAATATTTTCATTAAACTGATTATTCGCATTAACTCTAATTTGTTCACTAGCTTGTCTATTTTTTTCAATATCTTCTTGAACTCTTTCCCATAATTTCTTAGCCATCATTCTCTCCTATACATCATAATATTTCAACAACTCAGCCATATTTCCAAACGTCTTTCCAGATATTTGGTCATACACCGCACCTTGATTTCCAGGTCTTTGTAATACTTTTGCATTAGCAAGAACCTCTTTCGCTGTATATTTCTGTGTGCTATTATTTCCATTACTCCCACCTACTTGCAACTTATCTGAACCTCCACTCTTCTTACTCGAACCAGTAGACCTAGAAGAGCTAGACGACCTACTAGAAGCTTTTTTTGACAAATTAAACTGTTGTTGCCATTGACTATCACTAACCCTATCGCGCTCTTGTTGATAATCAAACTGTTTCTGTTTCCATTGATTTTCTAGTTCATTTTGGCGAACTTGTTCATCAAACGTCTTTTGCCATTGACTATCAGAAATCTTATCACGTTCTTGTTGATACAAATACTTCTCCCTGTTTTGTCTTAACTCATAATTCTGAGTCAAAAGCTGTACCCTTTGAGCATATAACTCTAATGCAGACTGAGCCTGTTGAATACTACCATTCTGTCTTGCCTGCTGTATCTTAAAATTATAATCAGCATACAAATCCTTAGAATTATTCAAAGTATCAGTAACACTCTTTTGATACGTATTATAAAGAGCCGTCTTCGTAGTTTCTGCATAACCAGAATTAGCCAAACCTTGACTAGCTAATTGTTCCATTCCAGCACCATACTGATTAGTCTGTTTTTGCCAATTAGCATACAACCCTTGCGTTGTCTTATCCGTCTCTTTAGCTAATTTCTCTTTTTCTCTATTTATTTCGTCAACCTGCATTTGTGTTTGCTGATTAATAATATCGTTTTGTTTTTGTTCTTGCTGTTGTAACAAATTATTTTGCTCTTTGACCATATTGTCTAAATCTTCATATCCTGCCATTTTTAACCTCCAACTATTTTCTTATTACGAAAATTAAATTGCTATCCTTTGGTACTTCAAAATTAAACCTTATCTTGTTACTGTTTCCAGTTCCTCTTTCTTGATAATTTTTATTTAAAATCAATAATTCTCCTTCGAAATAAACATCTAATCCATTTGTATTAACCTTATAAATTTCTGGAATTGTATAATCTTCACTTTCAGCAATCACAGAATTTGTTACTACATCATACTTATATGTTTTAAGCATCTGACTTTGTATTGCTTTTTTCGTTTCTTCATCTGCCTTTTCAATTTCTAAAATTAACGAATTAAGATAATCTTTTAATTCTTTTCCTGTTTTATCAAACTTTTGCTTTAATTCATCTGATGACAAATTAGGTGCATCAGGTAAATTCTGTATATTATTTGTACTAACTGTACATGTTGGTAAACTCATATTACTTCCTCCTATTTCTTAACATATCCTCCTGCAAAAGCCTCAATTGTTGCACTATATATCCCAAAAGGCTTGTCCTTTTCGTCACTATAAAACTTTAAAGACAATTCCATAATTTTCTTTTCCTTTATCTTGTATAGTAAACGCAATTTATCAGTTGTCGTAAAACTAAAATTAGCAAAATTAATATTATTAAAATTAAAACCATTTGCTGATTTCTGCGTGGTATACTTGTATTCTGGCGATTTATCTGTCCTTCTTGCTATCTTAACCATCCCATTTGGAATCGTCTTAACCTTAGCAATTCCACCACGCTTATTAGTAGTCTTAAGTTGGTTCTCAAATCCAAAATTGTCCATAGGCGTAGTCCAATAACTTACAATTGTTTCTTGATTATCATTCGTACCCTCTACCACAAAAATAGAGCCATCCTTAGCCCCTATATACAAACAATCATCATATTCCTTTAAAACATTAGGATTTGCCTTAGCTATATCCCAATAAAACCATTCATACTCAAAACTATCCAACTTTGCATACTTTTGCCTACTATCTGCTAAATATATTCTTCCATCTACTAAAATACACAAATAACCTTTCCAAATAACCATCGTAGCATTTGAATAATTATCTTCATTTATCATTTTCACATCCACTAAAGAACTTCTATGAGCTATCACTTGCCTACTATCAATCTTCTCTGTGCTAATTCCTTCAAGACCATATCTACTCAAATACACAATATCATCTTGAAAATTCGTACTACCTGTATAACACCCAACACTTACATTCCCTTGTTTACTTGGATAAATCCTTCCATGTTCTGTATCCGTAATTGGCTCATGATAAAAAACATTTGCATTATTCTGGTCTAAATTCTTAAACACCCACAAAATATTATTCCCAACTGTCATTCCAGTAATTATTCCATCCTTAGAGCCATCTTCATAATAATTCAAATCCGAAATATACTGAGGGTTCCTTAATTCAGCATGAAATACTGCATTAGGATAATCAGGATTTCCTGTAAAAAACAATCGATTATCAAACAATAATGCATTCGTACACTTTGCAATTCTATCTTCATAACCTACAATCGTTTTAGAAAACGTAATAAACACATTATCCTCACCACTTAAATTAGGTTTAGAAGGAACCTCATTAAACGTAACCTTTCCTTTCAACCTATCTACCTTGAAATCTGTATCCTCTATCATTTCAACATCATTCACAATCGCTGTAACCAATGCATCATCAATCTCCATTGCATCCAAATAAAAATCCTTCGCCTCTCCATCTGCTAAAAAGCTATTAGTTCTCTTTGGCGTTAATATATTGACATCTTGTAAAGTCTCTCCACCACCAATATTCCCAGCTTTCCTGCTTATTGAAGTTCGTGGCACAAAAGGATTATCCTCTGAAACCTTCTTCACCTCTAAACCAGTATATACCAAATAATTCTTACCATCATTAATATATAATTTCTCTTCTGCATCTGCCTTATTAAAACAACTCTTCCTATCATTCATATCATTATAAAGTTCTCTCAAATGCTCTTCATTCGGCTCATCTGGAAAATTGCTCCATTCAAATAACTTTGTCTTACTATGTACAATAGCTATATTACTATCATAAACATATAATCCATTAATCTTCTCTCCGATTTGTGCCAATTTTCTAAAACCGTGGTCTTGTTTCTATACAAGTACCTTGTGTATCCTCATAATTCTTCCAAACATTTAACGCATCAGGACTCCTATTAATAGACACAAGACTTGGTTCTTCCAAAAAATCCACACCAGAAAAACTAGTATATACCCTTTTAATTCCTGTTGCCATCTTAACCTCCTATATATCAAACTCACTTTCCTTCAACGTAACACTTGGCACATTTCGTCTATTATCTAACAATTGAAGTACTCTTTGATATTCCGTAGCAAATGCTGAATAATCGGCGCTGGGGTCTGTCTTTAAAATATCACTTGCTACTTTATATACCAAAACACTTTGAGCATCTTGGTCCAACTCCAAATAAAAATCATCTTCTGTCTCTTCGTTTATATTCAAAGGAAACTTATAATACTCTAAAACCGTTTGCCCTTGCGTATTATCATTGATATATATCTTATTTTTACCCACCGTATAGTAATCTGCATTACCTTTTTTATTATTTTCATCTAACATAAACACACTTTTTATTTGATACAAATCACTTGGCAAAGTATAAGACGTGTACTTATCCACTTTTTCTTCCTTCTCTGGGTAAAACTTACTCGCAACAATCTTCTTATTTTGAGACAACTCTTGATAAGCCAAATCAAACAAATGAGGTAGTCTCAGTGCAATATCCTCATCTTCTGTAAAACTATTCATATCTTTATTCGGTGCATACTCTTCTATCAATGCTAATATCTGTTTCTTACTTTCTCCATAAGTCATAATTCATTCCTCCCAAGTCGCTAGAATCGAACTAGCAAAAACCTTTACTTGTATATAAAAAGAGGCTATTCGCCTCTTAAACTATGGTAACTCTATTACTTGTACCTTTAAACTAGTAGCATCTTCGCCTTTGATAACTACATAACCTTTGTTATCTCCAGATACATTTTCAAACTTACCAGACTCAATTACAATACCTGCTGTTGTTCCATTTGTTACAGAGATTTCCATATCCTCTGTCCCTTGTAAAGAGTCGCCTTTTACAATCGTAGCTTTCTTAGCAGCAGAACCTGTATTGCTAATTAAAATTAAAATTTTACCACAAGACTTATTAGAATAATCAATCGCAAGCCCTGTCGTTTTTAAAGCTACTGCATCCTCTAATACAGTAGCTTCATTTCTTACTATTATTGAATTTGTCGCTTTATCCATACTATTTTACCTCTTTCTTTAAATTTTGTTGATGACATTTTAAAACGGCACACTCTTTTGGTCTTACCATTTTACCACCATAGGTATTTAAACCTTTAATCGCTTCTGCAAAACCTTTTTCAGGTTCATAAGGTTTTAACTTATCAATACCATTACAATAAACAAAAGCTTTAGATGTTTTTAGAATAATATAGTCATCTGTTCCATCGTTATAAGCATTATTTGTCATTTTAATCTTAGCATTGTTATACAATCCTAAAACACCTTTGGCAATTAAATCATCATTATTGGTTTTTAATTCAATTAATTTATTTTGGAATAACATATAGAACCAAGGCGTTAGATACATAGTAACATCATCTTTTGCACTTACACCATTATTCCATAATTTTACAAACAATTCATCAACAGCCTTTTTAGCTGCTACTTCATCTGCAATCTCAGTAGAAGCTGTTTTAATTCCAGCATTTTTAGCCATCTGGGTAGCACAGAAAATATCTTCTTTTTCTGCCAGTGCTCTTGTACTTTCTGTTTGTAATGCTTCCATTACCCCATCTTGTGCTTGTGCTTTATCAATATTATCCATACCATAATTAAAATAATCAAATTGGTCAATATCCAAATAAGCACTTGTTTCTCCTACATTTTCTGGGTCATCAATTGGTTTCCCTGGAACATAGGTCTTAACAGTAGGTCTACCCACATTTTGGATTTTAACCCTTTTCCCTTGCCCTGCTTCTCCTTCAAACTTATAATCACAGTCTTGTTTAAACACTGTGAATTTTGGTAATTCATGTTGTATGTATTTTGACCATACAGTTGGTTTAAAATTTGCGTAACTCATATTACATCTTCCTTTCTTTTTACCAACGTTTCATAGACTCACGCACTCTTTTAAAGACAGTAGGATTATCTAACTCTTTGCTCGAAAGCTTGTCCACTTCATCTGGCGTGTAATATTCCTTAACCTGATTATCTGCTACTGTTGACTTTGTGCTTCCAGTACTTACAGGTTTCTTTGGTGTATTACTATTCACTTTCTCCCACAACTCATAGATTTCGCTTATTTTCATATTACTATTAAACTTATCAGCAAAATCCTTAAACCCTTTGTCCTTAAGAACGCTCACGTCTATTCCGCTGGTTTCTAATTCTTTTTCTTTTAATTTTCCTGTTAGGTATTGCCCTAACTTAAAAAACTCTGCATCCTCTCGCTCAGAAGTTTTCCCTCTACTTTGTTTATCCGCTAGTTCATTTGCTCTAGCTTCAATCTCTGTGTCATCAAAAGTATCAATAACCTCTTGTGCATCTGCTATTCCTAAGATTTCAGCATCTTTTTTATTAACACTTTTGTTATCTGGAATATCTATTCCTTGTTCTTTGTAGAAGTCTTCAACCTTACTCAAAACATCGTCTTCGTCACTAAGACTTAGTCCTGCCCTTAGTACGTTTTCTAATTTCTTGAACTTACTTAGCTTGCTTTCCTCTTCCTTACGATATTTCCTTTCAAATCTCGCCTTCTCTTGTCTTACTACCCTATCTAGTTCTTCCTGAGTAAAAGTCTTTTCTGGTTTCACTTCTTCGTTAGCTGTATCCTTTACCTCTAACCCTTCCAAAGTTTCCTCAGTTCCCATATTTTGATTATCTTCTGGCATATGTTACCTCCCATTTAAAGTCCGTCGACTATTAATTCCTTCAGCTTTTAAAGCCATCATAGTTTTGGGCTATATATTAATAAAAGAGAGGCATAACCTCTCTAACGAAAATAACTAATTTTAAACCTGTTCTACTGGAACTTGTCCTTGATTTATCATATCTAATTGTTCTGGATTGACACCAGTTTGTTCTACATTATTCATTTCTTGCTCTGTCATAACTTGTTGCATCGCACTATCCAAAGCATTAGCCGTCTTCTCAATTTGATTAAATACATTTTCCTTTTCTTCTCTATCTTTCAAGATTTCCTTCAAACTTGATTTTGGCATTGCTGAATCTTCTGGCAATGCTTTTACATACTCTTCAAAGGTAATATGTCCAGACGTCAAAAGATTTCCTAGACTTTGTTCAATAGCATACTTATCAAAAGGACTGTTTGGCGTAATATCTATCCTAATGTCAAAAACATATTTTTGTAATTCCTTGTAAGATATATTGTACATTTCTTCTTTCGTTATATTGTTAGCATAGTCCTTTTCTTCTCTTACTAGAGTTATTCCATTTACACTATTAGCTTTTAACATAGCAAACCAAATCTTAGCAATATCCTCTATAAAATCCTTATACGCTTCTACCTGTTCATTTATTGGCTGTTGAGAAGCCTGTTGCACTGCTAATATTGCCTTTCCCGCCGCCTTCGTTGGGTCAACATTACCAGTTGCTGTATCACTTGCACCAGCTAAGTTTTGTGTTTCCTCTTGTAACTCTTTTTGTAAGTTGTAAGCATCACTACTAATAGCTGCTGGCTTTAAATAATTAACAACCTTATTAACATCATCTGCATTAAATTCATTTACCTCAATTGTCGTTCCAACTTTGCTTAATGCCTTTGTATTAGAAATGTACTTTGTATTGGCTACTAACTTAGGAAAAGCTACCATCTTAATAGCCAAAGCCCTTCTAGTAGCCGTCTTATTAATCTCGATTTGATTTGGAATAAGCCACTCGACTTCTCCTTGCCCTCTACTGCTACCTTTTACTCTCTCCCATAACACGTGAGCCACTGGATACAAATCAATATCCAAACAAACGTCTTTCATTACTGTTGCTAACTTAGTACATTTTTTCGCCCAAACTTTTCCATCCTTCTTATATAGCTTTAATAAAACCAAACACATAGGAGAAATCTCATTAGTTCGCTTATCTCTTCCAGACTGTTCTTCTATATCTTGGTCTTCTACTATCAAGTCAATTTCTTTTTGGCTAATTCCATTTGCTTTAGCTTCATCTTTTACTTCCTCAACAGTTCTTCTAAAAGAAATAATAATATACGGTTGATTTTGTATATCATCATCGTTTTCATTTCCATAGTAAATATTAGTTCTGTTTACTTGTTCACAAAGAATATTGTTGCTATCTGGGTCTGGGTCACTATAAAAATAAATAACCCCCTCATTGTCAATACAAGCATCGTTTATACAATTTCTAACTATTTTATTTAATTTATTCTTTTCCCATAAGCGATTAGCATATCTGTTAAGCATATTACATATATCTTCTACCTTTTCTTTTTCTTCCTGCGTCTCACAAGCTTCGCTATTAAAATAAATTTGATATGTATTAGTCTTTACTACTCCCACCTTATATTTAACAATAGACTTTATAATATTTAATGTAATCGGTTGAATACCAGAAAGCTTAATACCTTCCCATTGATTTCCGTGGTAAAAATTATAATTTCTTTTACTCTTTTCATACAGTTGTTGTTGATAATTGTAATCTACCCCTCTTTGATACTCTTCCCAAACGGTTGTAATATTTTGTTCTTGCTTTTTCATTTTTACCTCCAACTATATAATTCCAGCATCATAAGCATCTAACTCTTCTAAATCTTGCTGTAATTCTTTTAGCTTTTCGTCTTGTTCTTTTTCGTCACTTTTTTCCTTTTTGTGTTCTTTTATTGTTTCAATTGGATGTATCATTCCTTTTGGTGCCTCTGGAATTTCTCTATCCTTTCCAACCCTAAAACCAACATAAAATCCAAATATTAAACAACCTATTGATAGAATTGTGTATATTAAATTCATAATTTCCTCCAAATTAAAAAGGAACTATGTCGTCTCCATAGTCCTCTTCTACATTATCTTCAAATCCAAATGTTTTATTGATTTGTTCCTCTATATCCATATAGTTAGAATTTTTATCTGTCTTTTTCATGTCTTGCTGTGTCCTTATATAATAACTTATTGCTAAAGCCATGACTAAATCGTCATGATAGCCAACTTCCGCTTCTGCTCTACCATTTTCATTAACAATAAATGTAAGCATTTCCCTTAAAGTATCTTTATCATTAATAACCTCTATATTATCATGCACTATTTCCTGTAATTGTGCTAATATATATGGTCTTGTAATAGTCGTTGTCTTAAAACCAAAACTCTTTTCATGTTTTGTATTATAAGTATCCTCTTTCTTTCTGACATATTGATTAGGATAATTAAGTTCTGTTAATTTCTGTGTAGGATAGGTACTAAAATTATTCTCTAACCCAACCATAGCCTGATTATAAAACATACCTAGACAATATATTTGTTTTACATACTCAATCTCGTTATACTGTTGTTTTAAAACAGCTACTTGTTCCCCTGTTGTATTGTTAATTACATGAGCTGTAAAATAATCACTTCCTTCTCCTGCCGTATCTCCACCAATAACATATGGTACTCTGTTCTCTGGATATTTGTATATCTTAATATTTCCATCTTCTCTTTCTTGAAACTTTTGTCCCCTTATCCTTATACCATCATAGTAACAATTAAAAGTTCCCTGTGCCATTGGTTCTGGTGCTTCATTAACTCTATTAATAATATTTAATTTATTAAAATAACATTGCCCTGTACTTAAAAAGGCTTCTTCTGGACAGATAGGATACTCTTGTTTAAACTGATTGATATCTCCAGAACAGTTATTCTCAATACACCATCTACGCCAAGTTAATTGGTCTAGTGTTAAATTGTATTGCTTTTGTAAGTCCTTCTCCTCTTTTGTTAATTCAAATCCAGTATAAGGCATACTATACTCTTGTAACTCATTCCATCCGATAAAAAGAGGATAGAAGTCACTTTTTCCTGCAACTGCTCTATCCCACATATCCTTAAAATATTCAAAACCATTAGCTGTACTTTCTATTATAATCATACTTTCTGGTGTATTCGGTACTGCTTGTAGTAAACCTGTCATGATTTCTTTTTTATTGCCTTCCCAAAACGCCAACTCGCTTAAATGTAATGCTGTAAAAGTATCAGAACGTCCTATCCCTTTTCCTCCTGCTGTCATACACTTAATCTTACTATCTAACCCAGTGCCATTTTGATTATTGAATACCAATTCTTTTGCATTAGACTTCTTTTGTTCTGGCTTAATTGTATCTGGTAAATACTCTAACATTCTTTTAGACATTTCAAATAGGTTAGTTGTACTTTGTTCCTTATGAGCAACAATACCGAGCATTATAATTGTGATGTGTTACTACATTTTTAAATATAATAGCTTCTGTTTCTGTGCTAAATCCCATTTGTCTAGCTTTCAGTATTATTATTCTAATTGGCTTTCTTTGTTCGTGTAATTTTTTAATTACATTATAATACTTTAACTGTGGTTCATTTAATGTTAATGGTATTACATTACCTTTTTTATCTCGTATCTTAATATAATTCTCTATATAAGATTTTGTATTAATACTCATCTCCGTTCAACCTTTTTTAAATATTGCTCATAATTGGTTTCTATGTTAATGTTTTCTTGTTTGTCTTTCCAGCCATAGTTGTTTTTTAAATTAAATATAATACCAGTTGCACTGCTATCTTTTATTAATCTTTTTTCTAAATAGTTTTCTACTTTTTGTTTAGCCTTTTTTATAGTGTCAAAAAACTCCTCTTTATTGCTATAATTAATTAAATCTTGCCTACTCATGTCTAACGCTAAACCTAGTCCTGTTACTGTGTATGGTTCATTTTCGTTATCACATTGTTTAAAATAATTATCTATTTTATTTTGCAGTTCTTCTTTGTTGTTATACTTTGCTGGTCTTCCGCCTTTATTTGCCATTTGTTTCACCTTCTATCTATATATTTAATTTCATTAATGGTTTTTCTTGATACGCTAATCTTACTAGCGGTTTCTTATAGCCTTCTGTGTCTTTATCTTTTGTATAATAGCAACACTTTAATGTTCCGTTTATGTCTTTTCTTATTTCGCATAAGTTTGTTTGTCTGTTTTTACAGTTGCTACATAATGTTCTTATATATGTTTAATATACTGTCTCTGTTTTCATAATCTTTCACCTTATTTGTTTTTTATGTTAATTTATGGTATAATGATACTAATCACTTATAGAAAAGGAGAATTGCTATGGAAGAAATCAATATTATACTTACCGTCACAATTGACAATCAAGGTACTCACTTCGATATACAATCTGGGTTTAACTCTACGCAGACGGTTGAAGCTCTTAGGAAAGCTGCTGAGTTACTTGAACAAGTCTCTGTATCTACTTTTCCCACAAGCAATTACACTTCTTAACTGATATTTATATCGGTCATGTCTATTAGCCCCATTCTCGAAAGAGTTTGGGGCTTGTCTTTTTATATTAGCACTATCTAGTATTGTGTTAATAACTACTCTTCTATCTTGATACATTTATTTTCAAACTTTTTATAAGCATCAAAATATAATTCTTTTTTGTCTCCATTGTATGTTAATTCATAATACATTCCATCAAATAAACTTGTACTTAATAATGCTTTATGATTTTGTAATGTTTTGCTATACCATACTACAAATACTTCAAATTCTGGTTTTGTGTCACTTTTGTCTAAGTGTTCTTCTGCGTATTTTCTTACTTCTTCTTTACATTTCTCAATAAATTCTTTACTTCCCATTTTTTATTACCTCTTTCTAATAAATTAAAAACTAGCTATAAAATAAATCTATAACTAGTTTTTGTTTCCATTTTTTAATAAAGATTAGAGACCTTGTCACGCGGTTTCATTAAGACGGTTTCTCTCCGCCTGTGACAATTCTACTATTGTTATTATACTATATATGTTTGTATAATACTACGTACTATATTACGAACTTTTTATGAACTTTTATATATTTATCATTTTCTTAGTTGCTTTTTCTATTATTTTTTGAATATATCTTGGTGTACAATTTCTTTGGTACATATCATAGTATAATGTTCTACTGATATTTTCTGCTGTTCTTCCATCTATATAATAAGCTACTAGCAGTTCTCTTTCTTTATATTTTAATCCAATCAGTCTATCTTCAACTACTTCTACTTTACTTCTTAAATCTCTTACTATTTCTTCTAAGCTTTCTATTTCTGCTTCTAATTCTAGTCTTCTAGTCTCATTTTGTTCTACTTTGCTTAATACTTTATTACTTATCTTATTCTTACTATGTATGTCTTGATTTTCACCATATGAACTTGTTGTACTGATATCTATATCATCACAAGCTTTTAATTTTATCCTAGCTGTTTTTAATTCTTTTAACTTTATATTTAATTTTGCTTTATTCTGTTTATATTCTTTTAGTAATTCTATTAACTCTTCCTTCGTCATAAGTATCCTCCTTGCTATTTATTATGTATTAACGCATATTCTCTTATATCTCGTTCTATCTCTGCTTCGTTTATGTCGTTTCTATAAAAATTACAGTTTTTGCAATTAATTTCTTTTAACGCTTTACAGCCACTGTATTCTCCTCTTTCTTTGTATGCAAAACAATCTACTTTTTCCATGTCACACCTCCAATTCTTCTAAAAAATCTGCTGTCATACTATGTGCTAATTTATAACTTTCATCTTCTGTTGTTTGTTCTAATGCTCTATGCCTTTTTATTTCTTGTTTTATTTGCTTTTTTATCTTTCTATACTTGTCCGCTTCCTCTTGATATTTCCTTGTTATTTCTTTTTGCGTGCTATAAAAGTCTGTCATTTGTATCACTCGCTTTCTCTATTTCCTATTCCTAGTAATTTATTTTTTATTGATAAAAATAGTCCTCCTTGTCTTAATTCTTCGCTTATAACATCTTTTAAACTTAACTGGTCTAAAATTAGTTCTAATTGCTTTAATTGTAAAATCTTATTTTTTATATCCGTTTTTAAGCTAGATAAGAATATTTCTTTTGCAACTTGATGTGCTTCGTTGCACATGTCGAAAGTAGGATATTTATCAAACCCATATCCACAACTTTCGAAATATATTTCTCCATTTCTTATATATATTTGCATTTTTGACTCTCCTTGTTCTACTTGCAAACAATATATCGGTTTTCCGTTGCTGATTTTTATAGTTTCTTTTATTTCTTGTTTCTCCATTCTACTTTTCCTCGCTTTCTTTAATTAGTTTGTTTACTGCTCTTACTAGTTCGTTTAGCTTGTCTGACATTTTATTTATTTTTTCTCCTGCGTATGTACCTTCTTTAAATTTTAGTTCTTCTATTTCTTTGTTTTCTTCTGTTGTTTCTTCTTTAATCTCCCAATCACAAATTATTAATCCATGCTTCCAAAAAGCATTCCACCTAGTCGGAATTATGTTCTTGTTTATGTATGTTTCTGTTATTTTTATGTTGTTTTTTTCTTCAAAATTTTTGACTATTTCTGCTGAATTAATTTCATTGTCGTCTAAATAAATGTATGCTCCTCTCAAGTATGCTCCTTTCAAGTCTGCTCCTTCCAAGTATGCTCCTCTCAAGTCTGCTCCTTTCAAGTCTGCTCCTCTCAAGTATGCTCCTTTCAAGTATGCTCCTCTCAAGTATGCTCCTCTCAAGTCTGCTCCTTTCAAGTCTGCTCCTTCTAAGTCTGCTCCTTTCAAGTATGCTCCTCTCAAGTATGCTCCTTTCAAGTATGCTCCTTTCAAGTCTGCTCCTCTCAAGTCTGCTCCTTTCAAGTATGCTCCTTCCAAGTCTGCTCCTCCCAAGTATGCTCCTTCTAAGTCTGCTCCTTCTTTAACTGCTTGCTCAACAGTATCTTTTAACGTATTATTTTCTTTTTCATATTCGAACAGTATAGAACCTGTCCATTTATTTTTTATTTCAAATTTTATTTTACTCATCTTTCTACCTCTTTTCTTTTAAATATTTATACTTTTTCTACTAAGCCTGCTTGGATTAGGTCATACACCTTATCTAATCCTTCAAATTCTATTAATTCAATTTTCCAATATTCTACATTATCATATTGTCCTTGCTGACAAACTCCTTGCTCTACTTCTATTGCAATTTTACTAGTTCCACGAAATTCATATCTATATACATACTTATATATTTCGCCTGTGTCTTCATTGTATTTTGGCTTGAAACCAAACTTTTTTAATTTATTTAAACATCTACTTTCTTTTATTTTTAGCATCTTCTCACTTCCTCTTTAAATATTTATATATTACTTGCTCTACTTTACTTAGAGCATCTTTGTTTGTTATAAAACGTCCGACTATGTCTATTTCTAACTTCTGCTCTTATTATCTTAATTTCTTGATTATATTGTCTTTTATATTGCTTTGCTAATTGCTCTTTACTTAAGCCTTCTAGCCATTTTTCTATTATTTCTTTGTCTTGCACTTTCTACACCTCTTGTGTAGTATGGCTTATCTTTCTAGTTTTCTTCCACACATTGGACAATAATTTATATCAAATCGAGGTCTGTACATTCTTTTAAATATATTAAACTTCTTTTCGTCTCCATATATATCTAAAATATTATCTGATACTATTAGCGTTGCACTTCCACAAAAATTACAACTTTTTAATTTCTTTCTTTTCTCACAATATTCACACATCCTATTTTTCCTCCAGTAATTCTACTAAAATATTTAATTTTATATCATCTTCAAAATTTATGTATTCCTGTTGTAATTCAAATTTTCTTTCTTCTATTTTTTCTCTTATTTTGTCTTTTTCTATGTACAAATTCTTAATTTCAGCAAATGGTATGCTTTCCCAATATACATGTTCTGCTATCTCTGTTTCCATTATTTTGTTTTCTTCTTGTAGTCTTTCTAGTTCTTTTAAGGCTGTTTCTATGCAGTCTAAATCATGCTTGCTATAATAATTGTTGCAATCATAATATCTATCTATGTGCTCTAATCGTTTTATAGCTTCTTCTAATTGTTTATTATCTGCTTTACTCATTGCTTTCCTCCTCTTCTATTCTTTGTTGTATTCCCAATATTTGTTTTATTTGCTGTATTGGCTCATCTGCATACTCACATTTATTTGTTCCTAACCAGTTAGGGCTTTCCAACAAGATACAACCTCCACAGTTTTTGCATTTTCCTGTTAATTCTTTGTAGTTATATTTCATATGTTGTTACCTTGGCATATAATAAATTGGATTACAAATTCCACTTGGTGCACCAAATTTCATATTTTCCCAACTTTCATATCTTTCCATCAACTCTTCAAATACTTCTTCTGCTCTTTCTTCTGATTCATATTTTGCTAAATTAGCATATGCATCTTCGAATGGATATTCCGCACAAATTTGTTCTTTATTTCTGTAAATACTTAATACTTTTTTCATATTTATTGCTATGTTTTTATTTTGACTTACTATTATCATAATTTCCTCCTATATCTGCGGTATATGGTTCATGTTTTCCAAAACCAATATATTATTTTTTAACTTTTTAACATATACCTCATAAGTTCTTTTTGTTTTATCTAAACTTTTTTTCCTTGACTTTATTTCATTGATGCAATGCACTATTTCTTCTAATTCCTGTTTAGCTTCTTTGGCCGTATTGAAATCTTGAAAATCTTTTGCTAATCTATATCCTTTTCCCTTACTATGGCTTATTACTGGTACTGTTTCTTTTAATTTACTTATTTCTGCTCTTACTCGTCTATCTGGCAAACCAGTTCTTCTTTCTAGTTCTTTTCTTGTTGTAAAATATTCTGTACTTAAATATTCTTCTATTTTCATTTATTTTCACTCTCCTATCTTGTTTTCTTATCGATGCTCATTAGGTCATAAAATATCTTGTCCTGTTCTTCTAAACTTAATAGTTCGTAATCCGAACTCTCTTTCATTCTCGATATTATTTGTACTACTCGACGTGGTTCTTTTTCGATTTGCTCTTTATATTTATTAAACAAAGTAAAATAAATATTATTATCATTATTGTTTGTGTCCGTGACCTGTCCTTGACCGTACCTTTTGAATGTCCACGGACATGTCCAAAAATTTTTCTGGCACTTGATATTTGTTGTAGTTTTCAATACTTACAAGTGTTTTTTTGTTGTCCCTTACCTGTACCAACATCTTGTCCTGCTCTAATTGGTTTAAATAATCACTTACTTTATGCCTTGACCACTTCCATCTCTTTGCTAATTTTTCTAAAGATGTTATTTTTTGGCCTCTCTCTACCTCGATAAAACCTTTGTCAAATTCTATTTTTTCTTTTTTGTGGTTTACTAACATTAATAAATCAATCCATGCACTTCTTTTATCGAAAGGCTCTTTGCTTTTCCAAATCCAATTCTCTTGTAATTGTCTATATATACTTATCCAGCCTTCCATATTTCTTTCTCCTTTCGTAAAATTAGGGTAGAATATTGTGTCTCTACCCTAGTTGCTTAAAATTTTTGATATTATATCTATTATGAAATTTATTATTAAACCCGTCCAATATCCCCATTCAAATAAATCTTTTTCTTTTTTATCTGCTTTGATATGTATAAAAACATGCAGTCCTATACATACAACTTTTTTATAATTTCGGTTGTTGTACGGCACAACCGTTAAAAGCCATCGTGTTGTGTTTATGTATTATCACAACTGCAATAAAATAAAGGTAATTTATACCAACAGAATTTCTGTTTCTATCACGCTACTAGTTATGTATTTCTAGCAGCCACTCCATAGACTATTTTCTAAGGACGACAGAGGAGCTACCTCTTGATAGGTACTTAATACTGCAAGTGTATCTATCGTTTTAAGTTTTGCTACTTGCAACCTATAAATAATTCTTTCCAAACTCCTTTAAGAATTTTTCTTTATCATATTTTTTAACAAACTTTTGTCTTGCAAAGTCGTGCAAATAATTTCTTATTGTTTTGTCTGTATCTGCTTTTTGATGGCATTTTCTACATAAGTAATATACTAATCCCCATACCATACTTTTTTGTCTGTTTGAGCCACCAAATGCTTCGTGCTTGTCCAATTTTATTTGCCTTCCGCATACAAAACATTTTGTATTGTCTTTTTGCAATATGCTAAATCTATTTCTTTCCTTCTTAGCTAACTTGCTACTCTTTTGCTTTATCTTTGTTGTCTCTTTTTTCTTTTCTGTTTTTAGTTTAGGATAAGGATTAAAAGAATTACTTAAATCTTTTACTATGTTCATTTTCTATCCCAACTTTCTAATAAAGCATTTATTTCCGCTTTTGGTTTTGTTTCTATTCCCTGTTGCTTACACTCTTGTACTATCAATTCAATTAATTTTGACATTTCAGCAGTGTTATAACTACTAGAGCCATAGTATGTAATTACATTTGTAAAACCGTTCTAATTTACTTTCCATAGTCTCTGTTACCCAACCAATTCCATTTTTGCTCCAACTTTCTCTAAACCTTTCTACTGCTTCATTTTTGATTGGTACTATCTCATAGCTACCTATATTTTTAATTAAATCCCTATATATGTCTTCTTTTTTTATGTGTAATTTGTCTTGTAATTCTCCTAACAAAACCCAAGCGTATGCATTACTATCTAACGACCTTTTTCGTTTGTGTTCTTTTACCTCGTACTGCTTGTCCTTGTCTTGTTCTAGTAACCATGTTATTACTTGCTTTTGTGTTCCTATCATTTATCCACCTGCTTTTTATACAAAAACACTCTTTTATTTTTATTATTCTTAATTGCTAATCCTGTTATTTCTTTGTTAGTTATTTCTATTGCTTCTACATAAAATTTTGTATAGGTCGTCTTTTTGTTATTTTTAGTTTTTATTTCATAATTTTCTTTTCCTTCCTTATCCTTATAAGGTATGTATATAGTGGGAGCAGTATAAAGTTCTCTACCTATTCCCCAATTAAATCCTGCTCTTTTAAAGCTATCTGACGCTTCTCCTTTTTCCGCTTCTGTAAAACTTTCTTTTCCGCAATCCCATTTTGTTATCCATTGTTTTTTCGCATCGTCCCATATTGAAATCCCACAATATATATTGTTTTTCAATTCTTTATGGTCTCTTTGCCAATTTCCTGGTTCTACTGTCTCATCTAAAATATTTTGGTCTACTCTTGCATCTTTGTATAACAGGATTGTCAAATAATTTTCATTGAATGTAGATACTCTGCAATCTATTTCATTTGCTTTTAAATCTCTAAATTGAACCATAATATCCTCCTTTGTTATCTATTAAATCTAAGTAATCCATTATTGTTCCCTAAGCCTCCTTTTACGTTCTTCTTTAATTGCTTTTTTCTTTTTATATAGTATTGCTTCTTCTTCCTCTAAAATTGTCTCTGCATGCATTAACTGTGTATCGTTGTATCTAGCAATAACTTGCTCATACTTGTTATCCTCCATTTTCTTCCCTCCATTCATCGTCTAAATAGCATTCTTCTGCTATTAATTCGAATATATTTCCTTCTTCATCATTTTCTATGTAATCTTCCATTGACTTTCCTTTCCTATATGTGCTATAATTAGCATATAAATTCATATATTTGTACTTATTTGAACTAGATAGATTTTCCAGATGCATCTAGTTCTTTTATTATGTTTGTGCTTTGTTTTTTTAAGTTGTTAATAATCAAATTTTTATTCTTTCGTTTTGTTTCTTCTGAATTTCCTCTGTTGTCTATTTCTTGCAATAAATTCAATTGTCTTATAAAATCTTCTGCAAATACTTTGGCATGAAATATCTTTAATTCTAAATCTGTTATCTCATCTCTATTTCTTGCATTTTCTTTTTCTATTGCTTCATTTTCTAATTTTAAATTTGCATTTCTTATAATTAATTCTGCTCTTTTAAGCATCTTTCTTCTACCTCCTTTTCGTCTAAATAAATTCTTGTATATTCATCTTTGTGTGTGTCGCTAAATCCTTGTATGCTTCCGCTTACATAGCTTAAAGTTAAATAATCTTCGCCATATTTCTTAGCTAACTTTGCTAATTTAATTCCTAAATTTTCTAATTCCTCTTTCATCTTTTTTACCTCCTTGTAAAATATTGTTATTTGTTGCACTTTTTATTTACTTTTATCTCTGTTTGTGATATATTGTTTTTATCTAAAAAACCCTTATGGGTAAATTTAATAATGAAAGGACTGATGTATCTTGACAAAAATATTGAGTTTACCCTGTTTCTTAAAAATTGATTTGTACGGTGGTAGAACTGTATAAAATTAAAATTCTAGTTGCTATGGGGTATTAACATTACATATGTCAGAACCACCACTGATTAAGTGCTAGAGCTTTCATAGAAATTATGGGCGTCAAACATAATATTAGTTGAATACCTGTTTTAGTATGACCGACTATGTCGTAAATCTAGCAAGACTTCCATTGTCTATAAACTATGAGAAGCTGACGAGCTATAAACGGGAGACCTCCAAGTCGTACAAACTGGTGCTAAACTTGTGCTATATACTAATTGCAAGAGTTTAAGATATACAAATAGTGGGATTATACTAATCATATTGACGCTATGGTTAGTATTTTCTATTCATATAAACTCTCAACTGTTGTTTCTAGTATTTCTGCTAATTTTATTCCTTGTCTCACATTTGGTATCCTAGTATCATTTTCCCATTGTGACACAGTATTTTGTTTAACTTTCATTATTTTTGCTATATCGCTTTGAGATAATTTTCTGTTTTTTCTAAAATTTCTAATTTTATTCACTTAAATCTTTCCTTTAATTAATCAATTTCATTTTCCATTCTGCTTGTCCTTCTCTAATGCTAGATATATACTGCAAATACATAGTATTGCATAGGCTAGACTGAACATTTTATTTCCTCCTTTTCTTTTATTTCGACATGATATATCTAAGCATTTTTCTGAAAAGAACGATAACTAATAATTAGTTTTACAATATCGAGTGCTTGCCCACTTGGTATTGTTTTATTTTCTTTGCATTGTTTTAAATTAGTACTTACAATATCTTCTAGTTCTTTGATTATTTCTTCCATCTTCTTCCCCTCCTTCCTTTTCTTTTGTTTTAGATTTCTTGTTGTTCAACTTCTCTTAAAATTTCATTTCCTATTCTGTTAAATTCCTCGTAGACCATTTGCTTTTCTTCTTCACTTTTTGGAAAATAGGTATCGTCTACCTCTATTGTTGTATCTCCTAATTTAAAAGTTTTTACTACCATTTTGCATCCACCTCTGTATAAACTTATTCATTATACCTGTCCTCTTTTCTTATTTTTCGTATCAGGTCGTGGTTATTTTCGTTCAGTTTCTTGAACTTTTAACGTAAAAAAATATGGTTTTATTTCTTCAAAAGATATCTCTAATAAATAGCAAGCCCTTACTATTTCCTTAGGAGAAAATTCCACATTATTATTTAATTTATTACTTAATGTGGCTTCGTTCATAACCATTTCTGTTGCAAATGCATTTTGAGTTCCATATACTTCTTTTATTTTTCCCCTTAACTTACTAAAATCAAAAATTATATTTTCATCACTAAGCATACTAAAATCTGAAATTATTTCTTTAAATTCCATTTTATTCACCTCTTTTCCGTTTTCAGTTTTCTGAACTAACGTTATATTATCATTACATTTTTTCTTTGTCAATACTTTTTTATAAAAAAATTCAATTTTCTTAATTTTTTTTATAAAAAGCATTGCTTTTTTCATAAATATGAACTATAATACAATTATGGAGGTTGCTATGAAAGAAGATTTTTCATATAGATTAAAGAAAGCTATGCAAATTAGAAATATGAAAGCTACTGAACTTTCTGAAAAAGCTCATATACCTAAATCTGCCATAAGTCAATACTTATCTGGATTATATGAGGCAAAACAGAAAAGTATCTTTAAACTTGCAAATGTTTTAAACGTTTCAGAAGCTTGGTTAATGGGTTTAGATGTTCCAATGGAAGAAACAAAAATAGATAAACTAGGCAATCCTGTTGTTTCTATACCGCTTCTTCGGAACAGTAAAAGCTGGCTATAATTATATGGCACAAGAAAACTGGGAAGGAAGCATTGAAGTAGATAAAGACTTAATAAAAGATGGTTCAGAATATTTTGCATTAAAAGTAAAACGGCGATAGTATGTTTCCAGTCTTAATAGAAGATGACATTGTAATTATAAAAAAGCAAGAAGATTTTGAAAATGGAGACTTAGTCGTAGCAATTGTTAATGGAGATGAAGCAACAATCAAAAAAGGAAAGAAAAGTGATAATAGCATCTTGTTACAACCACTTAACACTACTAAATATGAACCGCTTATATTTACATATGATGAAATGAAAACAATTCCAGTTACAATAGTTGGAATAGTTAAACAGTTAAAAAGGGATTTTTAATTCTATAATGAAAGGAGGTTTTATTTATGTTATGGATTATTTATGTGTTGCTTTTAACAATTTGCATAATTTCAGAATATATACAAGTTAAAAATAAAACAAATAGCAAAGTAAGAACATCTTTCTTTATATGTATATTCGCATATCATTTTTTAAGTATTCAAGGGAGCTATTTGGATGAACAAAATAGAATGATTTCATCATTAAGTTATTGGATTGGTTTTTTTCTTCCTGGTATCATTATAACAATAGTAGAAATATGGTCATTATTTAAAAATTTTAATAATAAAAAATAAAAGAGAATTATGTCTCAAAATTTACCACGACCTGATACATAATTCTCATACACAAACACTATTGAAAGTGTTATAGTATTATTATATAAAAAAATACTTTCATTTTCAATAGTTTATTAAGAATTTTATTGAAAATGGAGGTATTTTTTAATGGAAAATATAATAAATAATAATATGAAATATTATGCTGCATACCTTAGAAAATCGCGTAAAGACATGGAAGCCGAGTCTCATGGTGAAGGTGAAACATTAGCAAGACACGAAAAGAGACTAAAAGACTACGCTAATTCAATTGGTATAAAAATAAATAAATTTTATAGAGAAGTTGTATCTGGAGAAACTATTTCCTCCAGACCAGTCATGCAACAATTGTTAACAGACGTTGAAAATGGTTTATGGACAGGCGTATTAGTAGTCGAAGTAGAACGTCTAGCCAGAGGAAACACATTAGACCAAGGAATTGTATCTAATGCTTTTCAATATTCTAATACTAAAATAATAACACCATTAAAAACTTATGACCCAAACAACGATTACGATGAAGAATACTTTGAGTTTGGCTTGTTTATGTCTAGGCGAGAATATAAAAAAATAAATCAAAGACTTCATTCTGGCATTTTAGCCAGTGTTAATGAAGGTAAGCACGTCGCCGCTGCTGCCCCATATGGATATGATAAATATAAGTTAGAAAAACAAAAAGGATTTTCTTTGAAAATAAATGAAAACGAAGCACATATGGTAAAAATGATATTTAATTTATATTCCAGTGGTAATGGTTTAGAATTTATCTGTAATAAAATTAACAATCTCGGATATAAACCTCGAAGAAGCACTGAATTTACAAAATCTACTATAAGCCATATTCTTACTAATCCAGTTTATATAGGTAAAATAAAATACACTGATAAAGCTACAACAAAAAAAGTAGTAAATGGTAACATAGTAAGAGTTAATAACAAAAATAAAAATGTAATTTATGTTGATGGACTTCATACCCCATTAATTGATTTAAATACATGGAATAAAGTTCAAAATATACGAAAAGGAAATTTAATTAGTCGAACTAAAGTAGATTATTCTTTAAAAAATCCAATGGCTTCTATTTTAAAATGTGGAATTTGTAATAAGTCCCTACAAAGAATTACTTATAGCGACAGAAACGATGTTAGAATTTGTTGCAGAAAATGCAAACAAAATATTGGAAGTAATATAGATTTTGTAGAAGAAAAGCTTTTACAATCATTAAAGTTGCTACTTGAAGAATATAAAATAAAATTAATTAACAATGATGATAGCGATATAGAAGTGTTATTGAAAATAAACAAAAATAGTTTATCAAACAATGAAAATGAATTAGAAAAACTAAAACAACAATTAAATAAAACTTACGATTTGCTCGAACAAGATATTTATACTAAAGAAATTTTCCTAGAACGTTCAAATTTGATAAAACAACAAATTGGTACAATTAACACTAATATAGAAAACCTAAAAAAAGAAAGAAACAAAATAACTAAGAATAAAAATAATAAACAAATATTAATTCCCAAAATTGAAAAAGTAATAGAAAGCTATTATCTAGCAAATACTATTGAGCAGAAAAACCAATTATTGAAAAGTGTTCTTGAAAAAGTAGAATATTTGAAAATAGCCCCTAAAAGTAAAGAAGATTTTAATTTAAAACTATATCCAAAACTTTACTAACACAAGCATAGATTATTTTTTTATCTATGCTTGTAACATTAATAGTTTCGTTTGTCAAAATGTTAATGTTACAAGCATTATTTTATCAACTTATTTATTGTGTCTATTCTTGTTTTATTAAATACTTTTATAAAAGTTTTTTTATTTATATGTACAGTTATTCTATCTTTAAAATTTAATCCTCTCTTTATTTCTTTTAAAATCTCTTTGTCCATATACAATCCATCCCTTCTTTTGTAAATTAATCTATAATTTACTTTTAAAGGGCTATATTCTTTTTTTATTTTACCGTTTTCTCCTTTTTTTGTAAATAGTTTTTTACTAACTTTTTTAAATTTCTTAGTACTTATTAATACTACATTTTTCATACAATCCATTCTCCTTTTCAATTTTTTTGAAGCTTCTTGTTGAAGAATATATCGAATTTTGTCCACTATGGTGGAAATTTTATGAAATGACCATTTTTTTTTACGAAAAATAAAATAGCACTTTTTTAGTGCTATGATATTACATTATACAATTCTTCTATTTTTATATTTAACGCTTGTGCTATTCTTACTGCCATCGACAAAGACGGCTCTTTTTCATTCTTCTCGATGTAATTCAAATGTGATGTTGAAATTCCTGTAATTTTTGAAAGTTCTTGAAGACTAATACCGCTCTTCTTTTCTAATTTTTCTTAATAAAATCTCTATTCTCATATGCTTTTCCACCTTTTATCTTTAGTATGTCCAATATTTTTTATAACATACATTTTGTCCACTATGGTGGAAAAGTGGCATTTTCTTACATGAAACTATATTCTGACAAAAATTCATACTATCATCTCCTGTTTTGATGATAACATGGATTTGGTTTCTTATGAGAAACTATTGGGAAAAAGAAAAGAACTATTTCTAGTTCTCTTCTATCTTTACTTTGTCTTCCCTATTTTCTTCGACATTAATTTCATTTTTATTAAGTTTAGTATTTCCATAAATACTGCTAATCCATAATAAAACCCCTATTATTATACTTATTATAAAAATTGCCCATGTACTCTTTTTTAATTTGTCTTGATATATGCTATATATAAATATAACCATAAACATTCCAAATAATATTATACTAGCCATAAATGGTAATATGTAATTTGTATCTATTTTTTGTATTGCTGTTATAGCTGTTGGAATAATTGAAAATGCCAAAACTATTGCTAATATAGTTGTTATTATCCCTTTTATGTCGTTCTTTACGTGTTTCATTTGTTCTTTTTCTTCTTCTACATTTTTTTCCAGTTTTTCTGCTCTCTTTATCATTTGGTTTAAATTATTGTTTAATTCCCTGTTTCTTTTCATTAATTCTTGATTTTGCCTATTTTCTATCACAGAATTTATTTTTATCGTTATAAATTGAATTTGAAATATAAAATTATTGATTGTATTTTCCACTTCTGTTATATAATAACTGTTCAATAATTCAATTCCATCTTCATATATTTTTTTCAATTCATTACTTTTTATCTTATTTAAGTCTTTTTCTAAATAATCGTCACAAAACTTTTTATATAAATTTTCTGAAATATCTATTTCTAAATCAATATCATTTTTTACTTCTTTAAAATTCAAACGGCCCACATATGTTGAATTATTACTTCTTTTATTCTTCTTTGACATACTTAGAAAACCATTCTTTAATTTCTTTCTTGCTAATTTCTGAATAAGTTTTTTCATTCCATGCTTTATTCCAAGGTGAGCCTTCTGCATGTGTAAAATTAACTAATTGCATTGCTGAAAAACCTTTAAAGACTTCATACAATTCTTTAAGCAGTTTCTTTTTTTTCTCTGAGATTTGGTCAGCCCAATCCTTTTCTTCTTTTGTTATTTTTATAGGATTTTTTCCATATATTTTAAATTCTTTGTATAAAGGTATTGCTACTGGTCCAAAATTCCAAGCTTGGTAATTACAATCATACAATTTATCTACATCTTCAACATTCATATAATAAGCTTCAAATAAATACATCATCTTTTGGATATGCAATTGTGTTGGTTCTTGCCTTCCTTCTTCAAATAATGTAATTAAATAATATGCATCTTGTACTATATTATTTGTATTTTTTTCTTCCACAGCAATCCCTCCTTTTACTTTTATATTCAACTACATTATATTATAGCACTTAACAAAATGCAATAACTTTCTTCAAATATATTAATGTTGACAAAAGCTAAACTAGAAATTAATCTAGTCTAGCTTATTTTTCTCTAAAATACATTTTTTGACAAAGTTATCCACAAATTGTCGATTTTTAATATTGACTTTTATTTTATTTTTTGGTATAGTAAGTTCAAGTTGTTTTAACTCCTTCGTAGTTGGGTGCATAGATTAGTAGTTTAGTTACTATCCTAGCAATTCAACTATTAATCCGTGCACCTAACTTTCGCAAGATGGTTCGGTGCAAGTACAAAAGAAGGAGGTGCTATATGGAGAAATACATAGGCATTGGCTTTGTAATTCTTTGTCTTTCTGTGCTGGCAGGTGTAGTTGGTATTTTAGGATATCAGTTTCACGCAGATAAAGAAAAAGTTGATATAAGCCCAGCTAAAGCAAATATCAACCAATCCAATAATTCAACGGATGAGTAAGGCGAAAGCCTTGCTCTTTTTATATATTTATAATATATATATTGTCTTTTGTCAATGAATATTACAAAAAATTCACAAAAATGTAAAAAAATCGTAACATTTTCTTAAATATCTATTAACATTGTACCACAAATTTCCTAAATTTGCAAGTTTTTATCTTACACCGCCAAGCCATTTGCAGAAGCCAATTTTATAGTTATTACTTCCATCTATCTTATAACGTACCATTGCTCTGTTGTTAAAAATCCCAAAGCAATCACAACTTTCTCGTGGATTTAAGCTTCCTACTCTAACCGTACAGTTTGTATCACCGTAAACAGTTTCACTTGTACTTCCGTTTTGATATGTTTTCATTTCTACATCGCTCCCATCATTTTTAATATTATTATATACTGGTGTTTGTCCACCTAAATATTGGCTTACCATATCTAAAAATCTATTCCATCCCATATCTAAAGTCCTATGTGGGCAATATTTCCCTGACCAGTCTTGGTGCTTTTTAACCCTGTCTATTCCCCAACCATATTGTTTTAATAAATAGGCTACATATTCA